ATACGCTGGTTCTGGTATTAGTACAGGAAGCGGCTATACTGTAGTTGGTCAATATGCTGGAAATAGTGCTACATATACAGGTTCAAATGTTACATTAATAGGTTATGATGCAGAGGCTTCAAGTGCTACTGTATCAAATGAAATAACTTTAGGAAATGCAGCAGTTACATCTTTAAGAATACCGGGATTACAATCAGGAGCAAGTAACGGCGATGTTTTAACATATAACGCTTCGGCAGGTAAATTAGAATTACAATCTGGTGGTGGCGGAGGTGCATCAAGCTTGAATGGATTAAGTGATGTAAGTATTCAAAACTCTGGCACATCTATTTCAAGTTATTTTGTAAATATACCAAGTGGATTAAGTGGAACTCCTATTGACAATTTAACGATACAAGGAGGAACAAGCTTAACAACTGGTCATTCAAATACAATTTTAGGAGATTCAGAAACTGGAAAAAGAATTACTACAGGCACATTTAATACAATAATAGGAGCAAGAGCAGGGGCGGATGGAGCAAATTTCACAGATTCAGTTGTTGTTGGTTATGGAGCTAAATTTGCATCAACAGGGAACAACGCTGTTGTTATTGGTGTAAATGCTGGAACCGATAATGTTACTACAAACGCTGTTGTTATTGGTAAAAGTGCTGGGTCTCAATCTGCTGAAAATATAGTTGCTATTGGTTATCAAGCGTTTGCTTTTGGTAGCGGTGCAAGTAAAACAAATTCAGTAGCTATTGGTAAAGAAGCTGGAAGAAGTACGACTTCTGCTGGACACACTTCAATAGGTTACCAAGCTGGTTACTCAAACACTTCTGGAAGTGCAAATACAAATTTAGGTTACCAAGCTGGGTATGCTAATACAGTTGGCGGAAGTAAAGTAAATGTAGGATATGAAGCTGGGTTAAACAATACTGGAAGTAATAACGTATTTTTAGGTAAAGGTGCTGGAAAGGGTTCTGGTAGCGGTTCTCAAACCATAGCGATAGGACAAGGTGTTATGGAAAGTGGTTCTGCTGCAAGTAATTCGGTTTTTATAGGAAACTATATGGCAGCTAATACAACTTCTGGAGCAAATTCTACAATAGCTATTGGTGCTAACTGTTTGTCCGCAGCTGGTTACAGCGGTGAATCAAACGTAGTAGTAGGTCATCAAGCTGCAAATAGTTTAGCATCTGGTGACAATAATGTTACGTTAGGTTATCGAGCTGGTTATTCGATTACAACTGGTTCAAATCACGTTATGATAGGTTATGAAGCTGGTGCAGCAATGACAATCGGAAGTAAAGGTGTTTTTATAGGTTATCAAGCTGGTAAATCTACAACAACAACAAGTAATATAGAAGCTGTTTATATAGGTAATCAAGCTGGTAGCACATTGACTAATGCTGGAAATTCAAACGTAGCTATTGGTGGTCGGTCATTAGGTGCTGGTTCTACTCCAAACGCTTGTACTGGTAACGTATCTATTGGTTGGAGGTCTATGGGCTTTAGTTTAGGAACTGGTGCGAATGATAATACTTGTGTCGGAAGAACAGCTGGTAGTGATATAACTACTGGTAATAATAATACTTACATAGGTAATAATGCTGGAGATACAGCGACAACTGGTAGTAATAATATTGCTATTGGTAATGGTTCAACTCCCTCAAGTGCAACTGTTTCAAATGAAATAACTTTAGGCGATTCAAATATAACATCTTTACGTTGTGCAGTTACTTCAATAACTTCACTTTCAGACGAAAGAGATAAATCAGAAATTAAAGATTTAAAATACGGACTTGCTTTTATTGATGCTTTACAACCAAGAGAGTTTGTTTGGGATAATAGACCAGAAACAAAAACTGTTGTAAATGATGATGATACAGTTGAAGAAGTAGAATTTTATTCAGCCAATAAAGGTAAAAAAGACTTTGGGTTTATAGCACAAGAAGTTAAAGAATTAGACAACGATACTTTACGATTAGTATATGATGAAAACCCAGATAAGTTAGAATTAAGTTATGGAAAACTTGTAAAAAATGTACAAAAACGTAATAACATCAGAAAATACAGAAGAAAGCCACAAAGAGGTAATTACTTCACAGATACCAGACCAACTATCACAGATAGGTTCTGATGAAAATGTTGAAGCAATCAAAGAACATTTTAAATGGGTTTTAGCAAATGACTTTTATAAAGATGAGTTAAGCGCTGAACAAATTTCAGAAATGGAAAGTTATTTACCAAGTGACTACCAAGAAGAATACGAAGATTTACCAGTGTAGAAAAGTAAAATATAGTGTAACTATATTACTATAAATTAATTAAATTAAATCAAATGTCAAAAATTACTGAAAAACAATTAGAGGAATTAAAAGGTTATAATACTAAACTAGGTGAAATACTTAGTCAAATAGGTATTTTAGAATCAAACAAACATGCTTTGCTTCATGAAATAGCTGGTATTAATAAAGATCTAGAAGATTTTAAGAAAGATCTCGAAGAAGAATATGGATCTATTAATATAGATATGACTAGTGGAGAATATACATTAGTTGATTTAGAGGATAAAGAAGGGGATTTATCTGTAGTTAAAGCAGAAGACTAAAATGGATTCTGTTATAAGAAAAATCAGTATAGGTTCTGATTATAAAAATGATGCTATGCATTACTCTATAGGCCAACAGGTTTATGGTGGTCATGAGATAGCGTATATTTTATTTGAAGAATCAGACAATTCTTATAATATTCATATAAAGAAAAACAACGAGGTATTGCCATGGAAGAAATTTAATTCACACATGGCAGTATCTGTTGAATATGATTTAGAGTATTGATGAAGAGTGTATATGATTTTATCATAAAACCAGTTGGTGATATTTATGATAACTCTATAGATGTAGACGGTAAAGAACTCCTACTAAATACTAGCATTGAAAAACATAAGTTTGTAAACAATAAAGCTATTGTAGTATCAACACCAACAGCTTTTAAAACACCTATAAAAGAAGGTGATGAAGTAATAGTTCATCATAACATATTTAGAAGGTATTACAACGTTAGAGGTAATGAAGTAAATAGTAGTAAGTTTTTTAAAGATAATCTTTATTTTTGTCAAATAGATCAAATATATTTATATAGAAGAACTAAGGATTGGCTAGCATTTGCTGATAGATGCTTCGCTATGCCAATTGAAAATAACAACGATCTAGAGCTCGATAAAGAGCAAAAGCTTATTGGTATATTAAAATATGGTAATAAGTCCTTAGAAGATAAGGGAGTGGCCGAGGGAGATGTAATTGGATTTAAACCTAACAGTGAGTTTGAGTTTATTATAGATGATCAACGGCTTTATTGTATGAAATCAAATGATATTGTAATTAAGTATGAGCACCAAGAAAACCAAGTTGAATATAATCCAAGCTGGGCAAAAAGCAGTTGAGGAATTAATTAAGGTAGCTAAAGAACCTATTGTAGATTCAGACGACGACATCTCAGCTGATCGTTTAAAGAACGCAGCTGCAACAAAAAAGTTAGCTATATTTGATGCTTTTGAAATACTAACACGTATTGAAGAGGAAAAAAATATGCTTGAAGATAGATCAAGTAGTAAACAAAAATCTTTTAAAGGTTTTGCAGAAGGAAGATCTAAATGATGTATACTCAAAGTTTGTACAGAATATTAGATGATCATATAAAACCTCATATTGTTAAAAGAAATAACAAAAATAAAAAATGGGAATATGGTTACAATAAAGAGCATGATATAGTTATTGTAAGCAAGACCGGTCAAATCGGTGAAATATATGAAATACAAAATCTAAAAATAGCACTACCGCTTTTTAAGGGTAAGTTAAATAAAAGTATAGATAGGTGGTGTAGACAAGATTATCCTAAGGAATTAGATAGAATAAAAAGTGTATTTGATTGGAATAAACATCCAGAACATTTTAAAGAAAACTGGTATGAGTATATCGATGAAGAATTTAGAAGACGTGAAGAGGGTTTCTGGTTTAATAATAAAGGTTTACCTACTTATATTAGTGGTACTCATTACATGTACTTGCAGTGGTCCAAGATTGATGTTGGGTTCCCAGATTTTAGGGAATCAAACAGATTATTCTACTTATTCTGGGAGGCTTGCAAAGCAGACAAACGTTGCTATGGAATGTCGTATCTCAAGAACAGACGTTCAGGATTTTCTTTCATGTCATCAGGTGAAACGGTTAACATGGCGACCATATCAACGGATTCACGGTTTGGGATATTGTCCAAATCTGGAGCCGATGCAAAGAAAATGTTCACAGATAAAGTTGTGCCGATTTCCATCAATTACCCATTCTTTTTTAAACCCATACAAGACGGAATGGACAGGCCGAAAACGGAGCTCGCCTATAGGGTACCAGCGTCAAGGCTCACCAGACGTAAACTTAACGAAGGTGAAACACAGGAGGAACTAGAAGGATTAGATACAACCATTGACTGGAAAAATACAGGAGACAATTCTTATGATGGTGAAAAATTAAAACTATTAGTACATGATGAGAGTGGAAAGTGGGAAAGACCAGATAATATATTAAATAACTGGAGAGTTACAAAAACTTGTTTAAGGTTAGGTTCTAGAATTGTAGGTAAATGTATGATGGGTTCAACGTCTAACGCTTTGGATAAGGGTGGTGAAAATTTTAAAAAATTATACTATGCGTCAGATGTCACAAAAAGAAACCGCAATGGTCAAACTAGCTCAGGATTATATTCTTTGTTCATACCTATGGAATGGAACTACGAGGGATTCATTGATACTTATGGACACCCTGTCTTTGATACGCCAGAAAAACCTATTGAAGGAGCAGATGGATTACAAGTTGAGGTAGGTGTTATTAATCATTGGGAAAATGAAGTTGAAGGTTTAAAAGGCGATCAAGATAGTTTAAATGAATATTATAGACAATTTCCGCGTACTGAGCAACATGCTTTTAGAGATGAAACCAAAGAGTCTTTATTTAATCTAACTAAAATATACGAACAAATAGATTACAACGAGGACTTAAGAAATGCAGGGTTGTTAACTAAAGGCTCTTTTAGATGGGCTAATGGTCATAAAGATACTGTGGTTGAATTTGTACCACATAGAGACGGTAGGTTTTTAATATCGTGGGTACCACCTGTAAATTTACAAAATCGTATAATAATAAAAAATGGAATTAAATACCCTGGCAATGAGCACTGCGGGGCGTTTGGGTGTGACTCCTATGATATATCAGGTACCGTAGATAATAGAGGTTCTAAAGGATCTTTACATGGACTCACTAAATTTAGTATGGAAGATGTGCCACCAAATAAATTCTTTTTAGAATATGTAGCGCGTCCACAGACTGCTGAAATATTTTTTGAAGAGGTACTTATGGCTTGTATATTTTATGGTATGCCAATACTATGTGAGAATAACAAACCAAGATTATTATACCATTTTAAAAGAAGAGGTTATAGAGGATTCAGTATGAATCGCCCAGATAAAACATACAACAAGTTATCTATAACTGAAAAAGAAATTGGAGGTATACCAAACTCCTCTGAAGATATTAAGCAAGCGCATGCTGCAGCTATCGAATCTTATATAGAAGATTTTGTTGGATTAAAAGAAACTACGTACGGTGATATGTATTTTCAGCGCACACTAGAAGACTGGGCAAAATTTAATATAAATAATAGAACAAAATTTGATGCAACAATAAGTTCTGGTCTAGCTCTCATGGCTTGTAACAAGAATAGATATACACCAGTTTTTAAAGTTAAAAAAAATGTTTTTCCTTTAGGTTTCAGAAAGTATGATAATAAAGGTGGTATTTCAAAAATAATAAATAAATGATTTATACTAACGTTAATAGTTCTTTCCCAAGTCAGGTAGTACCAGACGCAGAAAAGAAAACATTAGAATATGGTTTGGCTGTAGGAAGAGCTATTGAAAACGAATGGTTCAGAGGAGATAGAGGCTTAGGAGACGGTGGAAGATTTGGAAACAATTGGAGATACTTTAATAGTTTAAGGCTATATGCTAGAGGAGAACAAAGTGTTCAAAAATATAAAGATGAATTATCTATTAATGGTGACTTATCTTATTTAAATTTAGACTGGAAACCGGTAGCTGTATTATCTAAATTTGTAGATATTGTAGTTAATGGTATGACTGATAAAGGTTATAGAATAAAATCATTTGCTTCAGATCCATTTGCAATAAAAGAAAGAACAGATTTTATATTTGATGCTATAAGTGATATGCAAAGTAGAAATGAAATTACTGCTTTGAATGAACTTACTGGTCAAAATCTTTTTTCTAATAAAACTATAAAACAACTTCCTGCTAACGAAGACGAGCTTGAGTTATACATGCAACTTGACTACAAGCAATCTGTAGAAATTGCTGAAGAAGAACTTATAGAAAATATATTTAATTATAATAAATACCACGAGACTAAAAAACGTTTAGCATATGATCTTACTGTTTTAGGTATATCTTGTGTTAAAACAAATTTTAATTTAGCTAATGGTGTTACTGTTGATTATGTAGATCCTGCTAATTTAGTTTATTCTTATACAGAAGATCCAAACTTCGAAGATGTTTATTATGTTGGTGAAGTTAAATCAGTTAGCTTAGAAGAACTAAAAAAACAATTTCCTTATTTAACTCAAGACGAGTTAGAAGAAATAGAAAAATACCCTGGAGATATAAGTTATACTAGAAATTATTACAATCAAAACAGTGATAATAATACTATACAGGTTTTGTATTTTGAATACAAGACTTATGAAAACCAGGTATTTAAAATAAAACAAACAGATCAAGGATTAGAAAAAGCACTTGAAAAAGATGATTCATTTGATCCACCTGAAACAGATAACTTTAATAAAGTACATAGAGCCATAGAGGTATTGTATAGTGGAGCTAAAATACTAGGTTTCAAAAAAATGCTTCAATGGGAATTAGCTGAAAATATGACAAGACCTTATAGTGATCAAACTAAGGTTGAAATGAACTATGCTATATCTGCGCCTCGTATGTATAAAGGTAAAATAGAAAGTGTTGTAAGCAAATGTATTGGCTTTGCTGATATGATACAGCTTACACATTTAAAAATTCAACAAGTACTTTCACGCATGGTGCCTGATGGTGTTTATGTTGATGTAGATGGTTTAGCAGAAGTTGATCTTGGTAATGGTACTAATTATAATCCCGCAGAAGCTTTAAACATGTACTTCCAAACTGGTAGTATTGTTGGTAGAAGCTTAACGCAAGATGGTGATCCTAATAGAGGTAAAGTACCAATACAAGAATTACAAACATCGTCTGGTATAAGTAAAATACAAGCGTTGATACAAACGTATCAGTATTATTTACAAATGATTAGAGATGTTACCGGACTTAATGAAGCTAGAGATGGTAGTCAACCAGCTAAGGATTCATTAGTAGGTTTACAGAAACTAGCAGCTGCAGCTTCTAATACAGCTACAAAACATATACTACAGTCTTTAATGTATCTAACTGTTAGAGTTGCTGAGAATATAAGTCTAAGAGCTGCTGATGCATTAAGTTTCCCTTTACTTAAAAATGCTTTAATAAGTTCTATTAATCAAACAAATGTAGCAACATTAAGTGAAATAGAAAAACTTAATATGCATGAGTTTGGTATATTCTTAGAGTTAGAACCAGAGCAAGAAGAGCAAGCTCAGTTAGAACAAAACATACAGATAGCTATTAAAGCTGGTCAAATTGGTTTAGAAGATGCTATAGATATAAGAGAGATAAATAATTTCAAACTAGCCAATCAACTTTTAAAACAGAAACAAAGACAAAAAGCAGAGGCTGCTGCGGCTGCTCAACAACAGAATATACAAATGCAAGCTCAAGCAAATGCTCAGGCTTCAGAACAAGCAGCACTAGCTGAAATGCAAAAGCAACAAGCATTAACAGAGAGTAAGTTACAATTGGAGCAGGGTAAATCTCAATTCGAAATACAACGTATGGAAATGGAGGCTCAAATCAAAAGACAATTGATGGAGCAAGAGTTTCAATACAACATGCAATTAGCTCAAGTAAAAACTGAGGTTGAAAAACAAAAAGAAAAAGAAATAGAAGATCGTAAAGATCAGCGAGCTCGTATCATAGGAACTCAACAATCTGAAATGATAAATCAAAGAAAAACAGATGGTCTTCCTAAGAATTTTGAGTCATCAGGATTTGACTCACTAGGTAGTTTTGGAATAGAACAATTCGAGCCTACTAAATAAAACAAAATCCTTTAATTTTATATTATTATATTATGTCAGAAGAAGTAAAACAGGAAGGAGAGTTTAAAATAAAAGCTCCTTCAAAACCTAAAAATTTAGGTAGCAATCAAGGTGAAATAACTAAAGTAAACATTAAAGAACCTTTAGTAGATATAGAGCCTAGTGTTACAAAAGTAGTAATACCAAAAGAACAAGAAGAAACAAATGCCGTTCAAACACAAGAGACAAATGATAGCGATGTTGTTGTCGAAGAATCCAAAGACAGTGGCAACAGCGAAGCAGTGGTTGAAGAAGTACGGAACACCGACGAAGAAGTAGATTCTCCAATACAATTAGTAGAGGAAACTGAAGCTCAACCAGAAGTAAAAAAAGAAGTAGAACAAACTATACAAGAGCAAAGAGTTCTACCTGATAATATTGAAAAACTAGTTTCATTTATGGAAGAAACTGGTGGAACTGTAGAAGACTATGTTAGGCTTAATGCAGATTATACCAATGTTGATAATAAAAGTTTAATAAGCGAATATTATAAACAAACAAAACCACATTTAGATTCAGAAGATGTAAGTCTTTTATTAGAAGACTTTGATTACGATGAAGATTTAGACGAACCAAAAGATATACGCAAAAAGAAAATTGCGTTTAAGGAAGAGGCTGCAAGAGCTAAAAAGTTTTTAGAAGGTTTAAAGAGTAAATACTACGACGAAATCAAGTTGAGACCCGGCGTAACTCAAGATCAGAAGAAAGCTACAGACTTTTTCAACCGCTACAACGAAGAGCAGGAAGCAAATAAAGCTAGACGAGATGTTTTTAAGCAAAGAACTAATCAATTGCTAAATAATGAATTCAAAGGTTTTGAATTTAATGTTAGTGATAAGAAGTTTAGATACGGACTTAAAAACCCATCACAGGTAGCAGAGCAACAATCTGATATTTCAAATTTTATTAAGACGTTCTTAAATGAAAAAGGAGAAGTACAAGATACTCAAGGTTATCACAAGGCTATATACGCTGCGCGTAATGCTGACACAATAGCACAACATTTTTATGAGCAAGGCAAAGCCGATGCTATTAAGAATGTTATGGCTAAATCTAAAAACATAAGTAACGAACCTAGGCAAACAGCTTCTGGTGATGTATATGTTGGAGGATTAAAAGTTAAAGCAATTACCGGTCTTGATTCTTCAAAACTAAAAATCAAAACTAAAAAATTTAACTAACAAAAATTATAATTATGGCTTTAACTCCACAATTTGGTACTTTAGTTCCATCGTCTACTCAACAGATCTTGGCTTCAAATTACCTACAATTTAACACAGGTGCTGGAAGTGACTTTGCTCAACAGTATTTATATTTACCTGAAATTTACGAACAAGAAGTAGAGCGTTATGGAAACAGAACGTTATCTGGATTCTTAAGAATGGTTGGCGCTGAAATGCCAATGACATCTGATCAAGTAATTTGGTCTGAACAAAACAGATTACATATATCATATGCAAGCTGTGGTCAGGCTAATGGTGGTGGTGTTGGTACTAACCCATCTGTAATAACTCTTGGTGGTGGTGCTACTGCAATCAACGTTATATCTATCAATGATACTGTTGTTGTATTAGACCCTGTAACAGGTGCTGAAGCAAAAGCAATTGTATTAGCAACTAACACTGCTACTGCTATTGGTGGTGCTGGATCTGCACAGATTACAGTTCAATCTTTTACTGGAACAACTTTAACTGCTCAAGGTATTACTGCTTCTGCTGCTAATGCAACTGGTGGTCTTAAAGTGTTTGTATACGGTTCTGCTTATACAAAAGGAACTACTATTGGTGGTGCTTTAAACATAGGTGCTGGTCAAGGTAATACTCCTAACAGTGCTGTACGTCAAAGCGTTGAACCTCAGTTAACTCAATTTTCTAACTCTCCAATCATCATTAGAGATCAATACGTAGTATCTGGTTCTGATATGGCTCAAATTGGATGGGTTGAAGTTGCTACTGAAGATGGAACTTCTGGATACTTATGGTATTTAAAAGCTGAGTCTGAAACAAGATTACGTTTCGAAGATTACTTAGAAATGGCACTTGTTGAAGGTGAACTTAACCAAACTGTTGCTGCAGGAAGTCAACCTTACGTAGCTGCTACATTACCTGGTACTCAAGGTTTATTCGCTGCTATTCAAGCTAGAGGTAACGTAGAAGTAGGATTTACTGCTGCTGCTGGACTTGATGAGTTTGATGCTATCTTGAAGAACTTAGATACTCAAGGAGCTATTGAAGAGAACATGTTATTCTTACAAAGACAAACATCTTTAGATTTTGATGATATGCTAGCTTCTATTTCTGGTGGATTCGCTGGAGGTACTGCTTTTGGATTATTTGAAAATTCAGAAGAAATGGCATTAAATTTAGGTTTCTCTGGATTCAGAAGAGGTTCTTATGACTTCTACAAAACTGACTGGAAATACTTAAACGATGCTTCTACTCGTGGAGGAATCAATGGTATTAACTCTATTGAAGGAGTATTAGTACCTGCTGGAACTTCTACAGTTTATGATCAAATCTTAGGAACTAATATCCGTAGACCATTCTTACACGTACGTTACAGAGCTTCTGAAAACGACGACAGAAGAATGAAATCTTGGTTAACTGGTTCTGCTGGTGGTGCTTTTACTTCAACTCTAGACGCTATGGAAGTAAACTTCCTATCTGAAAGATGTTTAGTAACTCAAGGTGCTAACAACTTTGTATTGTTCAAAGGAATCTAATAATGATTCAAACTTAATAATATCCCCGTCTTAGGGCGGGGTATTATTTTTATAACTATTTAATTTTATTATATCATGGCTAAACAAGCTAAAGCAGAAAATGTTGAGGTTGCACCTCAAAAGGTAGTAGTAAAACCTACACCAAAAAAAGAAGTTAAACCTACTTGGGAAATTAAAGATAGAACATATTACTTAAAAGGTAATCAATCTCCTTTAACATTAAAAATACCAGGCAGACATACAAAGAAACATGCATTACTTTATTTCGATCAGAATAATGGAAAACAAAGAGAAATAAGATATGCAACAAATCAAGACTCACCATTAGTTGATGAGCAAAAGGGTGAAGTAACTTTAGGTCACATTATGTTTAAAGATGGAGTGTTATCAGTTCCAAAACAAAAACAAAATTTACAGAAGCTACTTTCCTTATATCATCCACTAAAAGAAAGAATATATACAGAGTTAAATCTACAAGCTGATGCTGAAGATGAACTTGATATTATTGAACAAGAAATAGAAGCTCTTAACGCTGCTAAATCAATGGCAATAGATCAAGCTGAAGCAATACTTAGAGTTGAACTTGGTTCTAGAGTCTCTCAGATGAGTTCTAAGGAACTTAAAAGAGATTTATTATTATTCGCTAAGAAAAATCCTAACTTGTTTATAGAGTTAGCAAATGACGAAAATGTACAATTAAGAAACATAGCTATAATGGCTGTTGAAAATGGAGTAGTTACATTGTCACAAGATCAAAGATCTTTCAATTGGGGTAGTAATGGAAGAAAATTAATGAATGTACCTTTTGATGAAAATCCATATTCTGCAATGGCAGCATGGTTTAAAACTGACGAAGGTGTTGAAGTTTATAAATCAATAGAGAAAAAACTTCTCTAACATGTAATAATATATAAGGGCGTGTAATGCGCCCTGTATATTAAAATAAAAAATATCAATGGCAATAAACGTAAATACTGTTTACACAACAGTGTTGTCTATTCTTAATAAAGAACAAAGAGGTTATATAACACCAGAAGAGTTTAATAAGTTAGGCACACAGGTTCAGTTAGAAATTTTTGAAAATTATTTTGAAGATCTTAACCAGCAACTACGAGTGCCACAGACTGATAGTGAATACGCTAACAGACAAAAAAATATTGACAACTGTATATCTATATTTAAAACTATAGGTAATGCCACTTATGATGTAGCTGGTGGTTATTTTCTACCACCTTCTAATTTGCATAGAATAGGCGCGGTAATATACAGAGACGAAAAAGAATTACAACGTGTAGAGCGTAGTGATTTTTTAAATATAAATCTCTCTCCTTTAACAAGACCCACAACTCAATTCCCTGTTTATTTATATGAACAAGCTACTGCAGGTACCTCAGGCGGTAACACAGGACAACCTCATATGTTTGTTAAACCTACTACAATAAATACGGCGGCTGACATCACTGTTAGTTATATACGTAAACCCGCAGATGTTGTTTGGGCTTTTCAACAACTTGGTGGTGGTACTTGGACTTCTGGTCCTTACATATATAATGCTGGTGATTCAACTCAGTTCGAGCTTGATAATACAGAGCAAACAGAAGTTATAATTAGAATACTTGCATACGCTGGTGTTGTTATAAGAGATCCACAAATAGTTCAAGCCGCAGCTCAAGCTGTTCAAGCTGAAGAAGTAAATTCAAAAAGTTAAGATATGGCAATGATGCAAGAAAATAACAGACAATACTACGAAGGTGCTCAGAGTTTTGTAAGTGCAGCTGGTGCTAACCAATTATTTACAACAACGTTTGATACAGATTTAATACTAGGCGCCACAGGATCTTGGTCTCCAACTAATGCTAATTATGCTTTAAATAACTTTAAACTTTATACAAGTCCTTCAGGAGCTCCTGGCACGTTTACAGAATATACAAGTGAATTTGAATTAACCAACAATGTTATAAAAATAGTTGGTAATTTAAATGCTAATACGGTTGTTGTTGTTCAGTTAAAAAAACTAGATGGTGGTAATTATGGTGCTACTATTGCTGATAAAGCATATGGTAACATCGTAGAACAAAACTATGGATCTTATGCTTACGCAAAGCTAGGTGATTTAGTAGAAAACTTTTTAGTTGCATACGTTGGAGCTGGTAAACTTATACCTAGTGTAAAACGTACGGATGTTATATTTCATACTAAAAGAGCAATACAAGAATTTAGTTATGATACTCTTAGAAGTATAAATGCTCAAGAACTTACAGTGCCAAAAAACTTAAGTGTTGTAATACCTCAAGACTATGTTAATTATGTAGAGCTTTCTTGGGTTGATACTCAAGGTGTTAAACATATTATATACCCTACTACACTTACTAGTAATCCTAGTGAAATGCCTGTTCAAGATAATAAAGGAGTTCCTATTCAAGATTCTTTTAATAACAACATCGATGGAACATCTTTAACCGAAGAAAGATGGAGGAATAATGTATACAAAGATATAAGAAGTATTGAAGGTAATAGTCTAGTATCATATGACTACTACTATGCTAATGGTGGAAACATGTATGGTTATGGTCAACTATATGGATTACAACCAGAACTTGCCAACGCTAATGGATGGTTTACTATAAACGAAAGAGAAGGTAAGTTTTCTTTTTCAGCAGACTTAGTAGATAAGATAATACTACTACAATATATCTCTGATGGTCTTTCAAATGATTTAGATACTAGAGTACCAAAGATGGCAGAAGAGGCTGTCTATGCTTATTTAAAACATGCTATACTTGCTAGTAGAATAAACCAACCAGAGTATATAATTCAAAGACTTAAAAAAGAAGCTAGCGCTAAACTACGTAATGCTAAGATTAGATTATCAAATATTAAATCTAATGAGATAGTTCAAGTTATGCGTGGTAAATCTAAATGGATAAAACACTAGAATTAAATGCCAGATATTCAAAATAATTTTGTACAATCTAAAATGAACCAAGATCTTGATGATCGTTTGGTTCCTAAAGGTGAGTATAGAACAGCACAAAACGTGGCTATTAGTAGATCACAGGGTGAAGACGTTGGAGCTTTAGAGAATATAGAAGGTAATAACATTATAGCAAATGCTGGTTTATCTTCATATGAAAACCTAGATGTTATAGGTTACTATGTAGATCCTTCAGAGAATAATGTATATTTTTTTTTAACAGACTATGTTGATTCATCTTTAGATGGTATAAGCAACTTTGCACCAACTACAGCTAATTGCTTTATTTACAGTTTTAATAATATTTCAAACACTTTTACTCGCTTAGTGCAGGGTTATTTTCTTAACTTTTCAAAGAACAGTCCTATATATGGTATAAGTATAATAGAAGATTTATTGTTTTTTACAGACTACAGAAATCAACCTAGAAAAATAAACGTAAAACTAGCGAACACAAGTAGTAGTAATTTAAATCCAAGTTATTATACTACAGAAGATCAAATATCTGTAGCTAAATATGCACCATACGAGCCAGTTAAATTTATTGACTTAGCCTATAATAATAATTTAAGGTCTACATTATCAAATCCTTCACAAGAGTTTCTTACTATAAACATGTCTTCTGGAATAGTAGCACCTGTAGGAACGGTAACAACAGCCACTTTTACAGCGATTAGTGGTACTACATATGTGCCTACAGTAGGTTCAAAAATAATTAGTAAAAGCAATGCTGATTTAAATGGTAAAATTGTACTAACAGCAACCGCTACGACTGTAACTTTTTCAGGTGCAGTTACTTTAATAGTTGGAGACGACATTGCTTTCGCTCAGCCAAACCCTGAATATGATGAAAACTTTGGTGGTGATCCAGAATATTTATCTACAAAATTTGTAAGGTTTAGTTATAGATTTGTTTTTGATGATGGTGAATATTCCTTGATAGCACCATTTAGCCAAGTTTGTTATATACCAAAACAAAATGGATACTTTATAACAGAAGATAGCGAACAAGCTTATAGAAGTAGTATTATTAGATTTATGGAAAATAATGTAGCACAAGCTATATTAAATATAAAAATGCCTTGTGAGTGGATTAGCGATACAGATAATCCTCAAACAAAATTCCATATTAATCAGGTAGAAATACTGTATAAAGAATCTGATCAAATATCTATAAAATCAGTAGAATCAATACCGATAGCAGATGTTCTTAGTAATATGAAACTAAATGCTAACAAAGAAATATATACATACACGTACATATCTACAAAACCATATAGAACTTTACCTTCAGATCAAATAACTAGAGTATATGACAAAGTACCAGTAAGAGCTTTTTCTCAAGAAGCTGTTAGTAATAGAATAATATATGGTAACTTTATAGATAAACACACATCCCCATCATCTTTAAACTATGGTGTAGGGCAAGGTTTTAAAACTGGTTATTCTACAGCCTCTGGTATATATAGTCAGATAGAATTTCCTAGTAGCACTTTAAAACAAAATAGAAACTACCAGGTAGGTGTCGTTCTTTCTGACAGATATGGTAGATCTTCAACAACTATATTATCATCGAGAGATAAAAAAATAACACCAGGTGGATCAACTCAATCATATATAGGTTCAACACTTTATAATCCATACCAAACACCGAGTGTACTTAACTTTCCAGGGCTTGCTTTAAAAGTTTTATTTGATACAGCTGAAAATAGTAATGCAGTTATACCTGAATCAATATCTGGTTTACAGGGTTATCCTGGTGTATACATTCCTATAGGTGCTGTGGATACATTCTCTGCATTTGCAGCTGGAACCGGGTATCCAGCAAGTGTAACTAATCAAGAAGCTGAAACTACTGGAGGTAGTGGAACTGGTTTAACTGTAAATATAACTACAAATGGTAGTGGTGTTATAACGGCATTACCAATTATAAATAAAGCTGGTGAAGGTTATGTTGAAGGTGATGTTGTAAATATTTCTGGAGGATCAAACGGTACAGTTACAGTTCAGTTTTTAAAAGAACCTAATCCACTGGGATGGTATTCTTATAAATTAGTTGTAAGGCAAACAGAGCAAGATTATTACAATGTCTATGTTCCTGGTATTTTAGATGGTTATCCAGACCCTCAAACTCCTAGCACTTTCCCTACTAATGAAACTGGAAGCACATCACATATGGTTTTGTTAAATGACAATATTAACAAAGTGCCTAGAGATTTAAATGAAGTAGGACCTGAGCAAAGAAAATTTAGAAGTTCTGTAGAGCTTTTTGGTAGAGTTGTGAATACACAACCTGTTGCTGGTGTAAGTTTTTCTAATCAATATCAACCTGACGTGTTACCAGATACTGTTTCTATCATAGCTGACACTGATGATTTAGATTTTACAGCAGCAAATCTCAGTAGTTTTGGTGAAGAAAGTTTTTATCAATTTATAATAAAACCTTCTATAGCTAGAATATCAACTGGCAAAACTCTTGGTGCTAAAGGAGCTTCTAATAATACAAGCATGATACCTCAATTAGCTGTTTTAGAAACAGAAGCTGTAGAGTCATCATTAGATATATACTACGAAACAAGTACAACTGGATTAGTTGAAGACTTAAACAACATTTCAGCCACCACTGGAAGTATTCCCGTAGGTTTTACAGCAGCTAATTACACTCAAAATGAATCTGACCCTATAGGAACAGACGTTCTTGGTAGCGCGGGTAGTAGGATTAGAGCTGTAGATTTTAATGGAAATACAATTACAAATAGAACATATTCTTTAGTAAATGTTGTAGACGGTAACGGATCGCTTTTACAATATAACAACGCGTCAACAGGACCTGTAATACCATTTCCATTTACTCTTACAAGTGATCCAGCTGGAGCAGGATTCTATATTTCAACAACAGCATTTTTTCCTTTTAGTTCTGTAGCAGCAAATAATACTTTTATTTTTACTATAGCGTGTTCTTTAGTTTCAGATCCATCAGTTAGTACTAATCTTAATATTACAGGTACGTTAACTAACTCTTTACCTAACATTGGAACTTTTCCTGCTACATTATCCGTATCGAGTACAGGTGCTATATCAGGTAGTAGTTTCAATACTGGATCAACAAATGGTGTTAACGCAGGTGCGTTAGCTGCAGACAAGAAAGTAGGTCTTCAATATTCAATAGAACCAGGTGGTGTTTTAAATAGCTCTAGTGTTACTGATTCTAATAATTATGGTTTTACAATATTATCTGATGGTACTCAAATATCTTTGAACTCTTATCCAACACCTGGAACCTATGCTGTTACGGTTACGTTAACAGACGGCGGTGGACTTACTGATACAGAAACTACAAGTGTAACAGTAAATCCTCAAAATAATGTACCTTTTAGGTTTTGGTTTGATTATTTAGCTACGAACAGTACTCAAGCTATTAAATTAGAAACTAGTTTCTTTTTTAGCGGTACCCCATATTCGATACCTCTTACAACTCTAATTGGCGGTTCTTCTGGAGCTACACCAACAGGTAGTATTGGATCGTCAACTCAAGGTGAGTATAGATACTCTTCATCTAGTGGACTTTTAACTAGTTACCCACCTACTAACGTTCCAAAAATAGTATCTTCAAGTAGTGGTAATGGTTACTCGAATGGTAGTTTATCTCTTTTATCAACGTCATACAACAGTACACCACCACCACCACAAAATGGAAGCGGTCTTGCAGTAGATGCTTTTTCTAACGCGCTCGGTCAATTAAGGGTATCTAATCCAAACACTATTCAAATAATTTCACCAGGTAATGCTCAGTATCAAACAGGTGAGTTTTTAAATATTTTAGGAACTAGTGGTACTAATTCCGTGATTGAACTAGATCTTGGTACTCGAATGGAAGCTCGTGTGAATGGAGTTTCTGCTGGATCACTAGCAAGTATTCCATCAGGAACTAAGCTAGAAATACAATTATGGAGGGGAACACCTGGTGTTACAGGTGCTCTTGCTATCGGAACTAAAGTTACTTTAAATAGTGGTAGTTTAATATATCAATCAGGATTTTGGACTCAATTGATAGAAGGTACTAATCTTAATAATGGAAATATAGATGGTTATACTATATACATGCAACTTAAAAACCAATAACTATGGCTGTTAATTTAGAAGTTAATTTTTTCAATTCGTTTTTATTAAAGCAGTTAAATCAAGTTGTTGGATCAACTTATACACCATTAAGTCCTGGTGGTTTTCCATATAATGGTGTTCAAACTACAGGTAGTTTTGAACAACAAATGATAATTGTTAATGTTATAACAGCAGGTTCAAATTACAACTTAGGAACAACAACAGTAAGTGCTAATAACTTATCTACAACTAGTAGCAATGGAGCAGGTATGACTGTTGATATATTAGAAGTAAATGGTTCTGGAGGAATAGTTAAATTAAAAATAAGAAACTTAGGTGATGGAAATTATGAAGATGGTGACTCTGTAACTGTTGTTCAGACTGGAACACCTACGCCTGCTGGTGGTGCTTTTACTATAAGAGTATTACATGTTGATACTACAAGTACCGCTACTAAAAAACTTAATTTTCCAGGCACTATAGATAAAACAAATATTAACAATAATTTTTTTGTAGAAGAGTCTAGAATTAGAGGTGGTTATAATAATGCTCAAGTAGATATAGGTGTATTAGCTTATTTAGCAGAGCAAGAGTCTTCTCAAGAAAATAGATTTAATTCACTTATATATTCTGGTATATTCAATTCTAGAACAGGTGTAAATAATACTAATCAATTTTCTATAGGTGAGGATATAACTAAATCATTATCACCAGTATATGGATCTATACAGAAATTACATGCTGAAGATAATAACCTAATTGTACTACAAGAGAACAAAGTTAATACAGCTTTAATAGATAAAGATGCTATATATTCAGCTGAAGGAAATGCTACTTTAACCTCCACGACTCAAGTGATAGGGCAAGCAGTTCCTTATGCGGGTGACTTTGGTATAAGTAGAAACCCAGAAAGCTTTGCTTACTTTGGATTTAGAAGATACTTTGTTGATAAAGATAGAAACAGCGTGCTTAGATTATCACGTGATGGTCTTACTGAAATATCTCAATATGGTATGATTGATTATTTTAGAGATCAATTAACAGCTTTACCAGAGGAAACAGAGATAATTGTTGGTAGTTTACAGGCAGCGTATACAATAACTGCTTCAGCATCTTCATCAACAAATCAATTAACTATAGTACAGTCAGCATCGTTACTAAACAATGCTCAAAAAGGTATGCAGCTATGGATAAACGGCGCTAAGCAAATAGATTCAGCTAGTGGTAAAGATATAATAATAATAAACATAGCTGGTAAGACAGTTACTTTTAATAGAAATATAAGTGTTACTGCTGGTAATGGCCTTGCTTTTGTTACTCCGGCTAAAGGTCAAATTGTAGGTGGTTTTGATGTACATAATAGAAACTATGTAGTATCGATACAAAAAGAACCAACTTGGGCATCTCAATTAATAAATGCTCCAACATTTACTTTACAAGCGGGTGGTAGTGGTTATATCACAGCAACTAATGTGGCTACCACTGCAGCTACACCTAGTATAGGCTCTGGTATGACTGTTGACATAGTTGCTAATCCAGCCGCAAGTGGTATAATTACAGGAGTTGTAGTTAATAGCTTTGGAAATGGTAATTATAACGTAAATGATGTGATTACTATAGTAGGTGGAAACAACAATGCAACATTAAAAATAACTAGTAGTGGTATTGTTGATGTAGGATCTGGAGATAACGCTACATATAATACGTTAGCTTATGATGAGTTAGTTAGGGGTTGGAGTAGTTTTTATACTTACAAACCTACCTTTATGCTTAGTTTAAAGAATAAATACTATTCTATAAAAAGTAAGGATATATATCAACACTATGCTCAAAATGGTACAACCCTTTCTTCTAACAACAACAGAAATATATTCTATGGAATATATAATAAATCTAGTATTGAATTTGTTTTTAACGCTAATTTTGGTGTTAGTAAAAACTTTCTAACATTAAACTATGAAGGAGATAACGGTTGGCAAGCGGACAGTATTGTATCTGATTCTCAAAGATTTACTTATAGTTCTTATACGTCAAATCCTTTAGGTAATTATGTTAGCACTAATGACACAGCTCCAGAAATACCTAGTTACTATGGTGGCGCTTATGATGATGCTGGTAATACGTTTGTAACTCCAAACCCTATGGGTTCACCTATATATAGATACGGGTTTGATTTAAAAGAAAACAAGTATTATGGAGTAATTAAAAACAATAGCACTGCAACTAATGGTGAAGTGTTATATGGAAATCAAATATCAGGTATTAAAGGTAGATATGTAACAGTAACAATGTCTACAGATAATCTTACAGATATAGCTGGAGCAAAAGAGTTGTGGGCTGTAGGATCTAGATACGTGGTATCAAGCTATTAAATTATATGAAATTAAAATCACGTTTATTAAAAAACGAAGACTGGGATACACTTTGTAAATGGTGGGAATCTTGGCCAGACTGGGTTAATCCACCTAAAACATTTTTACCAGATAATGGTAAAGGAGGTTTAATGGTTGAAAAAAACGGGAGACCAATATGTGCTGGTTTTTTATACATGACAAATTCAGATGCAGTATTACTTGAATGGATTGTATCAGACCCAGAGTATAGAGACAAAGATCGTAAAGATGCAATAAAATTACTTATAAGTTCAGCGGAGAATTTATGCAAGAATTTAGGTAAAGTGCACATGTTTAGTATTGGTAGAAACAAACACTTAAGTATTGGTAGAAACAAACACTTAATCAATACACATAAAGAATTAGGTTGGACAGTAGATGAAAGTCCTTCTCATGAATTAATTAAAAATATTTAAATATGGCAGGAGTAGTAGCTGCGGTAGCAGTAGGTGTTGGAATATCAGCAATCGGAACAGCAGTTGCGGCAGGACAACAGAAAAAAGCAGCAAGAAGGGCTAGAAATGATAAAGAAAGACTTACAGACGAACTAGATCAATTAGAATTAGATCGTCAAGAAGTTATAAATCCATATAGCAATGTTGTTTCTTTGGATGATATGATAGTAGATAATAGTGATATACTTTCTAATCCTTTTCAAAATATAGGCGTAGCAACACAAGCTGCTAAATTCCAAGCAGAAGAAGCTGATATAGCTCTAGCAAATACTTTAGATACTTTACTAGCATCTGGAGCTTCTGCTGGTGGAGCAACTGCATTGGCTCAAGCTGCTTTACAAAGTAAGCGTAATATTTCAGCTAGTTTAGAACAACAAGAAACTAATAATCAAAAGCTTGCTGCTCAAGGAGAACAATTCTTACAACAACAACAAATGTCTGAAGCGCAAAGATTCCAACAAGCTCAAATGACAGAGGCTCAACGTATACAACAAGCAGATGTATTTGAATAGAAAGCAAGCTCAAATAACTGGAACTGCACAAGCTGAAATAGCCGCTAATCAAAACAGAGCCGCAATAAACGCTGCTGGGATTGGAGCTATTGGTGGTATTGCAAGTGCAGGTATTACTGCAGAATATGGAAAATAAAAAATAAAAATAAATGGCATTACCACAATTTTCAAGAAACTATACTAGGTCAGGTGCTTATGAAAACCCTATAACTCCAGTTGATACACAATCAGGTGCTATATGGGCTAATGCTATTCAAGGTATAGGTAACACAGTTGTTAAAACAATAGATACCTTAAACGCTAAAGCTGAGGCTAAAGTAAAAGAAACACAAAAAATTCTAGATGAAAACGCAAGGTTCGTTTTAACAGAAAATAATGCTTTTATTGCTAATGCTTCTAAAGCAGGTTTAAAAAATCCTAGCTTTGCTAAAGCTGGTATGGATATTATAAGACTAAAGTCACAAGCTTATTTTGATATGAAGGCTGGTAAAGAAGGTGCTGATGAGCGTTTTACTAAATATAGTTCTAAGTTGGGTGAATTAATAGAATTAGGAAAAGCTGGTATAGCTGCTGATGATTCGTACAGTAGCGACTATATAACAAACTATGCTAATGTTAATACGCCTGGTGGAATATCTACTACGAGTGGATTAAATCCTAGTGGTTCAATGAATTACAATTTAGCAATGCCGGTTAGAGTTGGTGGTACAAAAAACCCCAATGAAGAATGGTATCTTGATGATAATGATAATATAAGAACTAAATATACTAGTGATCAAATTAAATCTGCTTATGAAAGAGGAGAAATAAAAAACCCTTATATAGATACTAATCCTATTGATTTATTTTCTTTTGATGCTGGTAAAATAGATGATGTTAGAACAGATATAAATAAGTTTTATAATCAATCTGGTATAATTAAAGAAGGTAAATTAGGTAAAGGTTATTACAATAACGATGTACAAGTAATAAAAAGTAAAGATAATAAAACAGAGTACAACTACCAAACTGTAAATCCATCTGCAGTAGCAGCAGCAAGCTCTTCTTTTATTTCAGCTAAATCAAAATCTTATTTAAAAAGACCTGCAGCTGCATTAAACGTTTGGAATCATATTTTAGATCAGGGTAGAAGTATAAATAATGGCGAACCTATAGAGTTAGAATTATCAAAAGGTACAGCTGGTACAGCGTTTACACCTGAATCTTCTAAGATTTTTACAGAGGCTATGTCTCAATACGCATTTAACTTACTACCTAAAGGTAATCAAGGTACTATAAGAAGATTAACACCAACTCCTTCTAATAATACAAAACCTCAAGCAGGTTTTAAAAAGAATTATATAGATGCTTTCATGGCAGATCCTGTAGATTTTTATGAAAAGAGATTTTCGATTGGTGAACAAGATAGTATTTATAAAAGTCTTTCTTATGATAAAAACAATGGTATTATAACGCTACAATTATCAGATGTTGAATTTGAAGTAGAAGATAAAAAAGGAAACAAAACAACAGAATTTGAAGAGCAACAACCTCAAAGTTTTAGTATATATAGTCCTGATGGGCAGAGATTACTTAGAGATATTATAAAAAGTGATGTACAATTAGGTTCAAAAAGAGAAGATATTATTTCTTTTATTGATCAAAATTATCCAACACCACCAGCTGGTTATGGAGTTACACGCCCAAGTGAAGGTCTAAACTGGAATCCAATTACTCAAAGTATAGAATAAGAGGTAATTAAATAAAATTAAAAATCCAAAAGCAAATAATATGCCTAAATATAAAATAGAACAATATAGCGATCCTGTAAACGTAGCAGAAGGAGATGTTGATTCATTTTTAAAAAAATATCCAAACGCTCAATTGATACAGGAGGGTTTTCAAAACGGAACTGTGGGGACGGATGCGCCTGTAGTTCCAGCAAGTCCAAGCAGAGCATCCATAATTGGGGGTTTTCTGGGAGATATGGTATCACCATCGGCAGATACTTCCTTGGATTCCAAAAAGTATAAAATAGAACAATATAGTGATCCTGTTAATGTAACTGAAGAAGGTGAAAAATCTTTCTTAGAAACATATCCCAACGCACAACTATTACAAGATACTAGCAAAGCAATTATTGAATTACCAGAGGACAGAGATTACGGTGATACATTTGAAATACCCAACTTCAAAAGTCAATCTACAAAAAATATAGCTAATGCATACCAAAGAATTTATGGTGGTGAAAATGGTGGATTTGAGTTTGATTCTAATGTAAACAACATAACCATCACAGCTCTTAATGGTAATTCTATAACAGTAAATACTAAAGGTGTTCCTGATTCAATGTCACGAGCTAGACAAAGACAAGCTGACCCATTTAATATTTCAGGTATAAGCGCTCCATCTACTCAATCTCAAAAAGACGATCCTCAAAAACTTATAAACGATTTTCTTAAAAATAATTTTAATAAAGAATTAAATTCTACATATACAAAAAATGTAGCTGGGTTTGAAAATAATATATCAAAAAATGTAAATGATTTAGCTTTACAGTTTGCTGAAGAAGAAGATGTTGCTTATGATCCTACTCAAATTGTAAGTTCTTTAATGAAGCAAGATGATTTTAGAAATTACATGCGGAAGAATTTACTTGAAAAATATGAGCAATATTTAAATCCTCCTGTTGAAGGTGTTGAAAAAGAAACAGTTACACGGTTAGGAACTGGTGATAAGTTTGACATGATTTATGGTATACAGCAATACACTAAAGATCAAGCACCATTTGTAGGTACTGGTTTAAACGGTAGACAAATAGATCAAGTTGTTGATCGCATGCTTAGTGATATAACCTCTAACGAAGTTAGAACTAGTTTTGATAATGTTGTAAAAACACTAGCAAACCCTTTAAAAGAAGCTGGTAATTTTTTAGAATATACAGGTACCCTAAAAAAACAACATATACAAAGTATTCAAGATACAGATCAAAAGAGATTTGCACAGGTTAACGACCGTATAATGCAGATAACTAATATATTGAATCAACCAACTGGTGGGCAGCAAGACACTACTCAAAGTGACTTAATGGCTGAGCTTAAAAAATTAAAGGATGATAGAGAACTGTTAACCCCTTTGGTTTATAAGGAGGGTCAAACATTTTTATTTGGTGATAATGGCGTTAGAATATCTAAACCACTAGCTGATAGTTCTGATATTCAAGTTGTAGATCTTACAAAAGATTACGACATAGCGAAAGTAGCTCTTAAAAAAGAATTAGATACTAAAGATTATCAAACAATACAAAGTAACTATAGAATACATAACATAGAGTATGCTGACTTTAATGAAAGTTTAAACAAAAAATTAGATGTAGTTGTTGATGTTGGGGTTTTTGATTTACCAGCCAGCGAAATGACATTAAAAAACCTAATAAATCTTGATCGAGATGCTCTTAAAAATGTAAGATTTGCAGATCCAGATTCGTCGCCTGTAGATTTACGTACATACATAGGTAACGCAAGACAAACGCAATATAGATTAGCAACAGAACATGAGGCTTGGAAGGACTTATATTTACTTAATATAGATCCAGGTTCAATAAAAGCATCTGATGTTGTTAGTCAAGCTGGTAATTTTGCCGCTGGTTTGGTTGATGCATTACCATTTCAATCAAAAGAGTTTGGTGTTGGTACAGCTAGAAAAAATGTTTTTACTACGGATAGAGATGAATTAACTGATGCTGAAGCTTTAATTAATAAGATTAATACAACGAGGGAAGACGATCAACAACCATTTGAATTATCTGAAGAACAAAAAGATTCTTTTGAAATAGGATTTGGCGAACAGTTTTTTACTGGGCTCGGTGGGTTTGTACCTATGATAGCTGAACTTGGAGTTGTAAGTTATGCAACTGGAGGTATGGGAACTGCTGCTGGTATAGGTAATTACTTAAGCAAATTAAAAAATGTTACTTATTTAGCTAAAGCAGGTAGAAATTCTGTAAAACCCTTATCACAAGCTATTGTAGCGGCTAGGGCTAAAAAAGCTAAAATGACAATTGATGCTTATGCTAAGTCTAAAGGTTTTGTAAAAGCATCTGGTACTGCATTTAATAAAGCTCAAGCTTTATTTATACAAGGGCTTCAAGAAGAAGGTAAAATGGCTTTACTAGATCCGTTGTTTGGAGTTGACATGCCTCTTGGCGCTGGAGCGGGTTTTGTTATAGGTGGTCACGCTATGAGAAAAGTACTTCCTACTAATCTGTTTAAAGGTTTTAGTGGTGCCGCTGCTTTAAATACTGCTCTAGAAAAAGGTTTATACTCAGGACTTGGTGGTGCTGCGGGTGCTCAGACAGCTGCTCCTTTAGAAGCTATGTTTAAAGATTTACAAAAAGAAAAAGCTTTTGGTACTTTTGTAGATGAAAAATATGGAGACATGGAGGATTGGGCTAAACATGCTCTTATGGAGGTGTTGCAGTTTAGTATAATAGGTCTTACACATGCTAACAAGGCTGATAGAGCAATAACTAGACAAGGTAAAAGAAACCTTTTAGTTAGAACTGAAAAAGAATTACAAAGACTTTATGAAGAAGAAGGTGGTGGAAAATTATCTAATATAAAATCAAATAAAAAACTAAACGAAAAATTTAGCAACCAACTTCAATTGATGAATGAAATTCAGAGACAGCTGGATATTGCTAATAATAGAGAAAGATTTTTAGATAAAAACGTACTAGCGGCGGATACTCAGGGTTTATTAGAGAAATTTAATAGACAATACATGAAAGAAAACGGGAGAGTTGCTTTCACAATGAATGTATCTACTAATGGTAAAGGTATGAAACTTGGT